TACTAATTCTAAAATAAAGAAAACTGCTGAACTCATTCAATCACATATGGATCGTGCGATGGGTGGAATTACTTCTGCTTTTAGCAAAGCTTTCAATATAATTACGAAAGGATTATCTACTATTGGAGCATTAATTTCTGCACTTTTTGGCCAAAGAGTAATTGGCTTAATTTTTAATACTGTTAATCAATTTAAATCTTTAGAAAATGTTTTTTCTGCTTTTAGTACTAGTACTGAAGAAGCTACCCAACAAATGGATTTTCTTGTTGAATCGTCTAAAAAATTAGGTTTTAATGTAGTAGGACTTGCAGATTCATTTAAAAAGATGTATGTTGCTGGACGTATTACAGGTTTTACTTCTGAAAAAATTCAAGAAATATTTAGTAGTGTAGCAGAAGCTGGTGTTGTTGCTGGTATGTCTACTAAACAACTTGAAGGAGCTTTAAGAGCTTTACATCAAATGATGTCTAAAGGTAAAGTATCAGCAGAAGAACTTCGTGGTCAATTAGGTGAACATTTGCCAGGAGCTTTTGAATTAGCAGCTGAAGCTATAGGAGCAACAACTAAAGAATTAGACAAAATGCTTTCAACTGGAGATGTTACTACTCGTATGTTATTTGAACATTTTCCAGAAAAATTAAGAGAAGCATATGGTCCTGCATTAGCGGGAGCTTTAGTACTACCAAGAAGAGAATTAGAAAGATTAAAAAATGATATAGTATTGGGTATAAGAGAATTAGATGATGCTTTTGTTATTATATCTAACGCGTTTCTTAAAATGTTAAGAAATGTGACTAAAGTTCCTGATAAAACAATTATTGAAATACTCGAAGAACAAATAATAAATTTAGCTACTATTTTTGATGGAATACCAGAAATAGTTCGAACTGCTATTGAAGCAGCAAGTATATATTTTGATCCATTATTTAAATTAGCAAAAGCAACAATAGAAAATATTGTTAATATTTTTTCTGCTGGTTATACAGATATTGCTGGTAGTACAAGTTTATTATTAGATTTTATTCAATTTTCTTTTAAACATCTTCCAGTATTTATAGAAGGAGCAGTGGCTAAAATAAAATCAGTATGGGCAACTCTTATAAGTATAATAACTGTGAATGCAAATAATACATATATTGCACTTAAGTTTATTCTTGAAGGATATTTAACTACTTTTAAAATTATAGGTACAACAATTGAATCTATATTTTTAAGTATTGCAGCCGTAATTACAGGAATTATTAATGGATTAACTACTCCAATGCAAGCATTTCTAAAATGGACGGCTGATATAGCTGAAGGAGTTGGAAAATTAGATTTAGCCGAAAAATTAAGAAGTGTTGCTGATATACCTCCTAATATTATGAAAAGTGTTAATGATGCATTATTTGATTCTTTTGATAATATAAAACAATATGGATCTGATCTTGGAGTTCTTTTTACAGAAGTAATGAACACTGTTAAAATAACTGTTGAAAGTATTAAAGTTCTTTGGACTAATATGCTTTCAGAATTAGATAAAGATCAACAAAATATTAATGAGTCAATAAAAGCGAGAGAAAATCAATTTGCAATATTACTTTCTAATTTAGATAAAGCATTAGAAAAATTAAAACTTAATAATTTAGAAGCTTTAAAACTTCAAAAAGTAGTTAGTTCTTTAGGTAAAGCTGTAGAACCATTTAATGAGAAACTACAACAAATTTTAGAAATTTGGACTCCTATAGCTAAACAAATTGAAGATTCAATTTCAAATTCTTTAACTGATGCTTTTGTTAATTTTATTGAAACAGGAAAATTAGGTCTTAAAGCATTATTAGCTGAAGCATTAACAGATATAGCAAAAATAATTTTTCATGAATTAGTCGCTGTAAGAATCGCTAAAATGATTATAAGTGTTATTGACGATATTATAACAAAAATGGCTACGCAAGATATATTTGGTTCTATATTAGGAGCTGTTACTGGCGTGAGTGGGGCTACAGCTGTAACTGCTCAAACAGGAGGAGTTACACAGTTTTTTGCTACTCCTGCTGGAGGATTTAAATTTGAAAAAGGTGGTATTATGACACCTAAAGGAGTATTACCTCTTAATAAGTATACAAAAGGAGGTATTGCTAATAAACCTCAAATAGCTCTTTTTGGGGAAGGAAGAAAAAATGAAGCTTATGTTCCATTACCAGATGGTAAGAGTATTCCTGTTAGTTTAAAAGGAAGTCCTCAAACTAATATTATTAATAATACTACTCAAGGAGATATTAGTATAAATATCAATATAGAAAATACAAGCAATGGTACAGTTTCCGTAAATGAATCTAAAAATGAAAATACTCCTGAAAATTCATTTAAATTTGCGCGTTTAATATCTAATTTAGTTAACAAAGAAATTATAACTCAAAAACGACCTGGAGGATTATTAGCAAGTGGCGGACTTTAATTATATTCCAACATATACTTCTAATGTTGATAGTATTTATAGAATTAAAGAAGCAAAATTTGGCGATGGATACGCACAAAGAGTTGCTGATGGTATTAATTCTATTGTAAGACAATGGAATCTTGAATTTGAAAAAATCTCTATAGCAAATGCTACTAGTATTAAAAATTTTATTAATAGTAAATTAGGTTCAATTACTTTTACATGGGATACTCCAGATTCTGAAACCGTTAAAGTAATTTGTAAAAGTATGAAAGAAAGATTTAGAGGTCCAACAACTAGAGATATATCTTTAGTTTTTGAAGAAGATTTTAGCCAATGACAATAGAAACCGATATTCAAAGTTTAAGTCCTGGAGCTATAGTAACTTTATTTATTATAGATACAACTAATTTAGGTGGACAAATTAATTATTTTCATGCTGGAACTAATCAATTAAAAACTAATGTTATTTGGCAAGGAAATGAATATTTAGCTTGGCCTATAGAAGCACAAGGTTTTGAATTAAATATTGATAAAGTTATTCCAAGACCTAAATTAGTTATTGCTAATGTTAATGGTTTTATAAGTGGATTAGTTAAAGATTTTAATGATTTAGTAGGAGCTAAAGTTATTAGAAAAAGAACTTTTGCTAAATATTTAGATGCCGTTAATTTTCCAGGTGGAATAAATCCAGATGAAGATTTAACTGCAGAATTTGGAGAAGAAATTTATTATGTTTCTAGAAAATCTTTAGAAAATAAAATTATTATTGAATTTGAATTAACTGCGCTATTTGATGTACAAGGAGTTAAAATTCCTAGAAGACAAGTTGTTAAAAATGTATGTCAATGGATATATAGATCTGCAGAGTGTAGTTATGCTGGTGGAGCTGTAGCAGATATTAATGATATTCCTACTACTGATATTAATTTAGATAATTGTGGGAAAAGATTATCAAGTTGTAAATTACGTTTTGGAGCATTAAATGAATTACCTTATGGTGGATTTCCTGGAGCTGGTTTAATATGATAGAATTAGAATCATTAACTATTGCTCATATTAAAATTCATGCTCGTAAAGAATTTCCTAGAGAATGTTGTGGAGTTATCGCGATAGAAAACGGAGAAGAAAAATATTTTCCTTGTTTTAATATTAGTAAACAAGGAGAACATTTTATATTAAATCCGAAAGAATATGCTAATATAGAAGAAAAAGCTACAGTAATAATGATAGTTCATTCACATTGTGGTAGTGCTCCAGAATTATCAGAACCAGATAGAGTTATGTGTGGAAGAACAGGACTTCCTTGGTTAATTATTAATTGGCCAACAGGTATATATAAAATTTTTGAAAGTAAATCTTATATTCCAAATTTAGTTGGTAGAAAATTTTGTCATGGTATATTAGATTGTTATAGTATTATAGCGGATTATTATGAAGTTAATTTTCCTAATCTTCCAAAATTACCAGATCCTGAAAGAAGAATAAATTGGTGGAAAAATGGTGAAAATTTATATTTAGATAACTATAAAAAAGAAAATTTTATAGAAGTATCTATAGAAAAAATGCAAAAACATGATGTTTTATTAATGACTATATTATCAAAAGTTCCAAATCATGGAGCTATATATTTAGGAGAAAATAAAATTCTTCATCATGTTGATAATAGACTTTCTAGTATTGATGTATACGGTGGATATTACAGAAAAAATACAACGCATTGTTTAAGACGCCAAGAATTAATAATATGAAAAGAAAAATAATTCTTTTTGGTTTTTTAGCCGAACGATTCGGAAAAGAACATTATTATGATGTTCGTAATCCAGCTGAAGCAGTTCGTGCACTTTGTGCAAACTATAAAGAATTTAAACTTTTATGTTTTGAATTTAGCGAACCAGGTTTTAATGTAATAACTGATTATGGAGATATAGAAGAAAAACAACTCTATGATCCTTGTTCTGGAGATATAAAAATAATCCCAGTAATTCATGGGTCAGGTAGTTTTTTTAGAATTATATTAGGAGTTGCATTAATAGGATTATCTTTCGGAGGTTTTTTGCCAGCAACACCTATAATTGCAGGATTAACTACTTCTTTTTCATCCTTAGCTTTTGGTTTTGGTATAAGTTTAGTTCTTGGCGGTATTGCTCAATTATTAACACCAACACCAAAAGCACCAAATGTAGATTCATCTAATAAACAATTTAGATCATTTTCTTTTGATGGTCCTATTAATTTAGTTGCTCAAGGAAGTCCTATACCTATTGGATATGGTCGTATGATTATTGGTTCTGTAGTTATATCTACATCTATTTTAACTGATAATGTAAGTGTTGCCGATGGCAATGTAGGAGGAGGTAAAACTCCTAATCCAGCAGATGATGCAGAAGGAGATCAACCTACTAAAGATAATAATAATCCTAATATATTTCAAACTTTATGATTAATAAATCTTTAATAAGAGGGTATGGAGGTGGAGGAGGTAAAAGTGGTAAAGGTGGGGGTGAAACTTCTGGTGGACAAGAAGCTAAAGATTCTTTAAGATCTGCTCAAATAGCAACTATTTTAGATTTATTATGTGAAGGAGAAATTGAAGGAGTAGTTAATGGATTAAAATCTGTTTATTTGGACGGAACTCCTGTTCAAAATCAAAATGGTACTTTTAATTTTTCACCTGTATTATTTACTCAATTACATGGTACTCAAGGACAGTCTTTTATAGAAGGAGTAAATTCTGTTGATAGAGAAATACCTGTTTTTCTTAGAATTTTCAAAGCAACTCCAATAACTAGATCAATAACTGATTTAGATACTAATAGAATTAGAATAACAGTTAGTACTCCTGCTTTATTAAAAGCTGGAAGTGATGGTGGCATTAAAGGATCAAGTATAGATTTAAAAATAGAAATACAAAATAATGGAGGAGGATTTCTTGAATATATTAGTAATAAAATTGAAGGAAAAGCTAGTTCTAAGTATCAAAGATCATATTTAATTACTTTACCGTCAGGAGGACCTTGGGATATTAAAATAACAAGAATTACTAATGATAGTGGATCCGCTACATTACAGAATGATTTATATTGGGATACGTATACAGAAATAAAAGATATAAAGTTAACATATCCAAATAGTGCAATAGTTGGACTTGCTTTAGGATCTCAACAATTTACTCGTATTCCTTCTAGAGCATATGATGTTAAAATGTTAAGAATTAAAATTCCTTCTAATTATGATCCTATAACTAGAATATACACAGGAGAATGGGACGGAATTTTTCAAGTAGCTTGGAGTGATAATCCTGCTTGGATATATTATGATATTTTAATAAATAGTAGATATGGTATTGGAAACTATATAGAAGAAAGTAATATAGATAAATGGGAATTATATTCAATAGCACAATATTGTGATGAACTTGTTCCAAATGGTTTTGGAGAAATGGAACCAAGATTTACTTGTAGTGTTTTAATTAATAGTAGAGATGAAGCTCTTAATGTTATAGCGTCTCTTGCTTCTGTATTTAGAGGAATGGTTTATTGGCAATCAGGTATTATAGT